CGCTGACTGAAGGCGTGGACATGACGCAGGCCCAGCAGATCACCGACCAGGTGATGACCATTACCCCCGCCGAATTCGGCGCACAGGTGGTGCTCACTGACCTGATGCTCGACCAGTCGAAGGATGAGTTCTTCGCCGTGGCCGGCCGCATTCTCGGTGAATCGTTTGATCGCCAGCGCGAGCAGACGCTGGTTGACGACTTCGACGCGTACTCCAGCGTGATCGGGTCAGGCGGAACTTCGATGACCGCCGGTCACATCATGGCTGGTCGCGCATCGATCGCATACAACGGTCCGGCTGACAGCTCGGCTGGTCGTGGCGGCGAGCCCGCTCCTGGTCGTGTGTACTGCGTGCAGACGCCCGCAGCCTTCCACACAGTCAAGAAGGGCCTCAGCGGTGCTGTTAGCTCCGTTGGTGCGACGACGGCGGTTGCCCCGGGCACGATCCAGGGCTTCACGATGGAGTTCTCGATTGATGACGTGACCTGTCGGTCCAGCATCAACATCAGCAAGGACTCCAGCGATGACGCGAAGGGCGGCCTCTTCTCGGAGGATGCGCAGATTCTCGTCAACCACGGTGGCGGACCGGGCGCAGAGCGCGAACGAGACGCATCACTCAGGGCCTGGGAAGTCAACTTCGTTGGCCGCTGGGCGCGTGGCGAGTACGACGACGACTGGGGACGAGAAGCGATTTTCGACTCGGCGTTGCCGACCTCCTAACGAATAGCAACCTGCAATCACGCCCGGGGAAGCGCCGGGGTGCGCCGATAGGTGGCAGGTGAAAGGGAATTGAGATGGGTTTCAACCCACGCTTGGGTCCGTATTCGTTGACTTACCTGTTCGAGGGGACCACCCCTGGAGCAGATGAGATCTTCGAACTCTACCGGTTTCCGGTAGCGGGACAGTTCATCAACGCGTACGCGACGAACTCCTCGGCGATTGCGACCGCGACCAATACGCTCGCGCTTTTTGTAACGAAGTCTAGTTCTGCGGCCACTCCGGTGATCCAGGGCACGCTGGCTTCGTTTGCAGCGGGTGTGGATTGGGTGGCGGACATCACGCGGACTGGGACGAAGACGGCTTTCGGGTCTACCGCACTGGCTGTGGCCGGTGAGCACGTCAAGCTTGAGTACGACGAAACGTCCACTGGCACGTGGACCGAAATGGGTTTCCAGGTCGACTACGTGCTGGGCTACGAGACTGGCGAGACGCCGACAGCGGCGACGGAACCAGCCTAAGCAACTAGACATGGGGTGGGACGTTACCCCAATGGCGCCCCACCCCATGAACATTGGGGAAAAGAGCAAATGCGAATATTGATCGCCAGCAACGCTCCGTGGACGAAGACCGGATACGGTGTTCAGGGGGCTTCGCTTGCTCGCAGATTGCGTGACGACGGCCACAAGGTCGTCTATCACTGTAACTACGGACTTCGAGGCGGAGTGCAGGAGTGGGAAGGCATTCAGTGCCTCCCGTCTGCGCAAGACAACGGCTACACCGATCTGATCCTCCAGTCCCACATCCGATACGCGGAACCAGACTTGCTGATCTCTATTCATGATCTCTGGCCGTGGCAAGGGCTCGAACTTCCGCAGAGGCTCAACGAACAGCGCAAGGTGGCGTGGGCCGCATGGACGCCAGTCGACCATTCACCGCTGAGTGACGCGAACGCCGACGTACTCTCGAGAGTCGATTACCCGATCGCGATGAGCCAGCACGGTCAGCAGATGATGGCGGACAAAGGCTTCGCTTCCACGCTGATCCCGCATGGGGTGGAGAAGGCGTACGGGTACACCGCGAATGGTCGACGTGAGTTCCGCAGACTGAATCTGATCCCCGAAGACGCGTTCCTGTTCGGCACCGTGGGTATCAACTATGGCGTACCGAACCGCAAGGGCACTGAACGTCTCATGGAGGCCCTCGCGAAGGTTGAGGGATATCTCTACATCCACGGCTCACCCATCCCCATGTCAGGGGCCGGATTAGACTTGATGGAAGTGGCAAAGTTCTACGGTGTCGAGGATCGTGTCCGATTCGCTGACCCGTACAACTACGTGATGGGCTACTCCCAGAACGGCATGAACGCCCTCTACTCAGCGCTGGACTGCTACGTGCAGCCGACGATGGGTGAGGGTTTCGGCATTCCCGTGATCGAGGCGCAGGCATGCGGCGCCATCGTGATCGCCACCGACTCTACATCGATGCCTGAACTGCTGTGTCCTGACGCATCGCAGCTCGTCGAGGCGATCGACTACCTCGTACCGGATCTCGCACACCGTCAAATCATCCTGCATGAGCCGCTGGTGGCGGCAATGAAGGAGGTGATCCAACTCAAGGCTGACGACCCGACAGGATTCCGGGGGATGAAAGCCCGGGTCGGTCTTCATGCCAATATCTACGACTGGGACACAATTTGGGAAGAGGCATGGAAGCCCTTCCTGGCTGAAGTTGAGACAGAGATTGAGTCCACTGTACGTAACACATGGCATCGCGGGCAGGGGGTCGTGCAAGTACGCGACCACGACGTGATGAAACGCGATTCCACGCTCAAGAGCCCCGCGGTACAGAAGGAGCTCGACATGCTCCATCGCGTACGCGGGAACATGGGCGTGATTCCCATCCTCGAGCACGGTGAGGACGAAGAGGGCAGGACTTGGTTTACCATGCCTCGCCTGACGCCGCTGTTTGAGGCAGAGATCGAAGACGTGGACCTGTTCATCGATAAGCTCCGAATAGCGCTCGTCACACTGCACGAACAGGGAATTGCTCACCGTGATGTGCACCCTTCGAACGTCATGGTGGGGAGTAACGAAACGCCGTACCTGATCGATTTCGAGTGGGCCTCGTCCTGTGACGGGGAGATCGGCGTGAACTGCGTTGATTTCGAGCCCTGGGCGGCCCTGAACCACGCTGTGCCGTCCGTACAGCTTGGAGTGGACGAACGGGGCCTTCACACCGTCATCAACTACCTGAGAGGGCTCCCACTGTCTGAGAAGACACACGGCTACAAAGGCGTCCCGTACCAGCAGATCGACGGGGTGGGCGAACGCGACTGTCAACTGCGCTGGGATCTGATGGAGCCAGATGTTGAGGGCAAGGACGTGCTCGACATCGGCTGCAATTTGGGATGGTTCGTACGCAAATCTCTTGACGAAGGAGCAGCGCACGCAGAAGGCGTGGACAATGACCGCGCTGTCGTCAAAACGGCAACCCAATTAGGGCGTGGAGCGTTTTATTACGTGGACATCGACGCCAACTTGAACTCCGATCGGTCTCCGTTCGACGTGATCTTCTGCCTCTCCGTCCTTCAACATCTGAAATCTCCAGACCTCACTTTTCAATGGATGCTCGATCACGGCAAAGTGCTCTACATCGAGATCCCACAGCGCTCGATTACGTCACTGATGGCTGAGCACCTCCAGAACGCCGACTTGCTGGGCGAATCCGAGCGTGGCCGCCCGATTTACCGGTTGAAGGTACGAGAGGCGGTGCCCGCGTGAGGCTCATCACCGATCCCGAAGAACGGAACTTCGACCCGCTGCACCCGCTGATCAAAGATGCCAACGAGGTGACACCGGTTTTCACCATGATCACGCACGGGCGTAGAGCACTGGGTGAGGACTGGAACAAGGTCACCATTGGGCACGACGCCGACGAGATGACGCTGGAGATTGAGCCGGCTGAGGCCCCTGTTGGGGGCAAGCCGATTGTCGTAGTCCACGAGGGCGAGGTGGAGATGATCGACTACATCATCACCGCTGCTCGAGAGAAGGCCGCGGCACGTGCCGCGCAACCCGCGGAACTGACCAGGCAAGAGCGATACGAAGCTGTGAACGCTGCGTGGCAGGACTACATGGCGAACAAATTGCGATGGATGCAGGGCGTATCGACGATGGGGGCCGGAGGGCTCATTCAACGTGAACGAACCCAGTTTAGGGATAACCAATGACCACTCAGAACCAGAATGCCGCGATTGAAGACGAAGCGCAGTACGCTACGCCCGAAGCGATGGAAGAGTTCAACGAACTGCTGGGCGACCTCGCGACCAAGCAGCGTGACCCGAACATCCCCGAGGGAACCGTGCTTTCCGAGACGGACATCAACGGCATTCCCGTGACGTTCAAGAAGCAGAGTTCGATGCACCACATCGACGGCGTAGCGGTCCCTGACCGGCTCCCGTTGTTCCAGTTCCCCACCAACAACGTCTCCATGATTCCGACTGCACTGGTATTCCGCCGGTTGGCCAAGATGATCGGTGGCCACCGGGTGTGGAGCCGCAGCGCATTTCCAGATGGTCAGACTCCCGACTTCATCGAGAAGGAAGTCCCGATCATGGCGGGCGGGGCGACAACCAAGACGTTCCCAAACCAACTGGCGTATGAGCAGTTCATGAAGAACAAGCACGGTGACGCGTGGGAAGCGATGCAACGGCAGGAACAGCGCGACGAACGTGCCGAGGATCGCGCTGAGCGGGCGCAGGACCGCGAGGCAGACCGCGCACTGGCACAGGCGGTACTGGCATCCGCAACCGGCGCCAACCCGCAGGTGACACAGCAGCCGCAGATCCCACTGGCCGCACTGGATCATCTCGATGCGGATGGGCTCAAGGCACTGGCAGACGAGTTCGATGTGACGCTGACTGATCGCCGCAGCACGGACCTGATGCGAAACGAGATGAAGCAGTACTTCGGGGGCGGAGAATGATCGAAGCGATTAGCCAGGTCGGGGCGGAAAACCTCACCGTCCAGGAAGCGGCAGTTTCGTTTGCGGGCCGGCTCGGGACCAACGCGCTGATCTTCGTGGCGAACGCCCCGATTCGCTGGCGTGCTGATGGGACGGCTCCAACTTCAACGACCGGGATGTTCGTAGCGGCAGGAGACTACATCGACTGGACCGCAGTCCACGGGCACTACAAGTCGATCATGGATCAGGTGCAGTTCATTCGCGATACATCGGCATCTGGTGACGCGACGTTGGCAATCGCGTACTTCGAGTAGGGAGACCTCATGATCCGCCGCCATCGACAACTGCACCGGCATGGACCGATGGTGCCGCGTCAGCGTGTGTACCGTCGCGGCGTGGCTGTGTGGACTACCAGTCGCTATCGGGCAGCCACAGATGACATCCCGGACATCTCAGGGAACCCAATTCACCCTGCACAGCTCGGCTCCACGAACAGCGGAGACACCAACGACCCCACCCTCCTCCCGTATGAGGGAGAACAGTACCTGTATCTGCCGGGGGGTAGTGGGAACTTTGCAAGCGCGCCTGATACTGCGGCCCTAAGTATTACCGGCGATCTAACACTCGCCGCATACATTGAGCCCGACGACTTCACTCCCGCTGCGTCGCAGATAATCATCGCTAAGTATGTTTCAGCGGGTGATGAGCGCGGTTATGAATTTCTCCTCAACACTAACGGAACGCTTGCGCTGGGTATTTCCACGGATGGAACTTCCGGGAATACTACCTTCGACAATAGCTCTGAGACAATTCCTACGGTTCCGCAATGGGTCGCTACTCAACTGGATGTCAGCGAGACGGAATCTTCTTTCTGGACATCTACCGACCCTCGAAGCACGCCAATCGCTGACATTACGTGGGTTGAACTTGGGATCGCGAGCGTAACAGCGCCAGCGAGCATATTTGATAATGCACAATTACTGGAGGTCGGATCGGCTCAAGCGGGCACGGGCGGCAATTTTGTTGGGAAAATCTCTCGGGCGGTTGTACTCAGTGCATTGCGAACGGAGGCAAGTGCTTCGACAATTGAGTTCGACGCCGACTTCACCACCCAGCCCGTAGAGCCCTTTGCCACCTTCACTGAGGGCTCCAGCAACGCAGCCACCGTCACCATCAATCGCTCAGCCACTGGCCTCAAGAGCACGATGGTAGACCGCACGATGTTCCTGCTGGGCACGGATGACTTCTTCGAGGTAGCGAACGAACCGAAGACTACGAATCTGGTGACGAATCCGCAGTTTGGGGTGGATACGACGGGCTGGACTACCAGCGGCACCAACACCATTGAACAGGTTGATCTTGCTACAGAGGGCATAACCACAGAAGGCTTGCCCTCTGGCGTAACGACAGCCCTGAAATGCACATTTGTCGATAACAACACGATGGCAGGATTTGCGATTACGGTGACTGCTGCTGAACATTTTTTCTCAGGCCATGTGTTCATACCGACCGCGTATGACGGTGAAATGCGTTGCACTGACGCAGGTACGTTTGCTGGTGCAACGGGAGCGCAGTCTGCGGATGCTAACTCGTCATTGAAAGACCAGTGGCAACGCATCGATTTTGACATCACTGTCGTCGGCGGGGACTTGGCTGGACAGATGATTTGGACAGCCAACCAAGGCCCTCCCACTGCGGGTCGATTCCTGTATCTCACTGGCGAACAGATTGAACTTGCAGGCGCCGCCACCGACTTCGTATCTGGCGCTTCCCCTAACGGCTACTGGAACGGAACAGCACACGCTAGCACGAGTACAGAGCGTGCAGACCTTGACTTCGCACCAGATGACTCGTTGACGGTGGTGTACGCAGGGCGGACGTATGACAATTCGCCTGCATCCAATGAACATTTCATTGGCAAAAAGGACGCAGGCGGCGCACTAGCTGGCTGGGCTATTTATGTACGTTCATCTACAGAACGGGTGCGTGCCATCGTTGCAGACGGCACCAACTTGCCAATCAATGAGCTGGATACTCAGTTGACAAATGGTGTGGCGTTCATAGTTGGCAATCGGCGAGATGTACTAGCGGACACCGTGCAGTCGTTTATCGATGGGGCAACCGATAAATCCCCGACGGTGGATTCGACTACGGCTACGCTTGCTAACGCATTTGCCCTGCGAATTGGCGCCGACGGTGATACGGCTCAATCGTTCACAGACGGCGAATTCTACGCTGCTGCTCTATTCCATGAAGCATTGACTGATGAAGAGGTCCGACAGGTGGGCCTGGAACTAGTAGGGATCGGATGAACATGAAAAAGCTATTTCTGGCAGCAGTGGTGATTGCAGCGATGATGCCCGCATGGGTAGCTGGCACACCCACAGGTGTGGAAACACCAGCGGACACGATCCATCCTGACATCCATCAGAAGGTGGGCGACGGTTCGAACGCAAATCCGAACGGCGTGAGCCCTGCCGGCGGTGGAGAGATCCACGGTATCGGCAACGTCCCGGGTCAGGGCGGGGACAACCCGAACGATGACGGCGTGAACGGCCAGGCGAACGAACTGGAGACGATGCACGGCGGCATCGGTGATTACAACCCACAGGCGGACTGATGACAGCTCTAGCGATTCGGAAGTCCACCTATGACGGCCTGCCCCGTCACCGCCAGACGGTGTTTCGTGTCGCCATGAGCAATATCGTGCTGGGCACTCCGGCAGTCTTCAACGACGGTGCGAACGACTGGTACGTCTACGATGACACTCGGTTCACGCTGAACGATGCCTCGTGGGTGGGGGTGCTGGCAGCGAACCTGATGGACATCCCCGACACTTATCACCTGCCCGTCATCATCAAGGGCGGGGAGTTCGTGATTGACCGCCCCACGGTGAAGGCTGAGGCGCAGGCGTTCCTCGGGCCGTCACGGGTGGCACCAGAGGGCATCACGTATACCGGGGACAACCCGTGGCAGGAGACGCTAGACGCTCAGGGCGCCCCTGCTGCGGTGCGTATGGGTGACTCAGTGCCTGCCGGGTGGACGCCGGCATGATTTGGCTCGCGGCCTGGTGCGCTATCAGCTTGCCAGTCGCCCTGCTGTTCGGACGTTGGGCACGGGGGAACGCGTAAATGGGTGGCATGATCACCACTAGCGCTACCGAAGAAGCATCGGGTGCGCGCGATTCTTTTGGCCGCTTCCGTGTCTCTTCGCCCGAGGGGCTCTTCGATAACAAGCAGCTCTTCGACAAGGGACCGCTCTGGTGGTCTGAGTCGATTGTCAATGGTTCAGGCAATGCGACTTCCACACATTCCACGACGAACGCACTGGTAGCGATGCACGTCGAGTCGGGCGACACGGTCATTCGTCAGAGCAAGACTCATTGGAACTACCAGCCTGGGAAATCCCAGTTGATCGTCATGACCGGCGTGATCGTTGACGACGATTCCGCGGCGGGGATCACCTCGCGGCTTGGACAGTTCACTGCCACTGACGGATTCTTCTTCCAGTGGAACTCGACTACGGGCCTGTCCGTGGTCAAGCGCAAGGCCAGCTCGGATACTAGCGTGGCGCAGGCCGACTGGAACATGGACCGGCTCGACGGCACGGGTGGTTCGCGGCACACGATCGATGAAGAGAAGGAGCAGGTGTACTGGATCTCGTATGAGTGGCTGTCCGGCGGGGATCTCTCGTTCGGGATAGTCATCAACAATGAGTTCATCACCATGCACAGTTTCGACCACTTCAACGCGCTCACGTCCGGATTCTCCAGCACCCCCAACCTCCCGCTCCGCTACGAAATCGTTTCCACATCTGGGATAGCGGAACTGAGTCATATCTGTTCACAGGTGGCGTCTGAGGGTGGCAAGGAGCGGTTCGGTCTGGTGCATTCTTTTTCCACCGGCGTCACCGACGTAGCGACCACCACAGCCGGGGTGATCTACGGGGTGGTCGGCATCAAACTCAAGTCCACCCATCTCGATGCCACCGTTACCCCGGTCTCGATCTCCATGCTGTCCACCTCCGTCGCCAAGGAGTTTGAGTGGTTTATGGCAATGAATCCAACCGTGGCCGGCCCACCTGTGTTCGCTGATCTCGCAAACAGCGCGGTGCAAACGGTGGCGGGAGCGGTTGGTAACACGATTACGGGGGGCTCGTGGGATATCCGGTTCGGCGGCGGCTACGCATCCTCGCAAGTACGGGTGGTCGATGAATTGCTGGAGTCGGTTCTGCACCTCGGCTCCACGATCGGTGGCGTGGTCGACGAGATATGGCTCTGCGTACGCCCGCTGGCGAACAACGTAGACATCCTCGGCACGCTGAACTGGCAGGAACTGTCATGACCGAACTGTTGCTTGCGGGGATTCTGTTGCTTCATTTGGCGGAACTGTTTCAGCGCGGTAAGTGGTACCAGGACAACAAGGCGAAGTTCCGACGGTGGAAGGCAAAGCGCTAGATGCCCACCATCGACATCAACCCGGGAGATGACTGGGGCACCAAGTTTGCTGGTGGCTCGGCCGGCGATACCTACAACATCAAGGCCGGGGTGCATCGCGGGCAGAAGATGGATATGTCTCGCACAGGCGACATCCTCAGTTGCGAGTCTTTTGTACGGATCACAAACAGCCGAGTGCTGACCACGTGGACCAATGATGTTGGCGAAGAGTACTACGTCACCGGTGAGACTTCTGGCCCGACGCTGGATAGCGCGACGATGATCTCTACGTGGGGGTCGAACGACTTCCTGGAGGATCTGTTCGTTGACGGGACACATTACAAGCAGATGGCTGAGAGCGACATCGACACGCTCAATCGCGGTGAATGGGCGTGGGACGCTACCGCCGACCGCATCTACGTGAGGCTCTCTGACGGCAGCGACCCGGATGACGGTGCGCTGGTCGAGGTGATCGACACGGGCGAGCAGCGGCTCTCAAGGATCACTGGCTCCGGTGTGACGTGGACGTGGGCGGACAAGCCGACCGGTAACATCCCGTGGTGGGCGCTGAAGAACTACCCCGGAATGCCGGTGATCGAGATGTACACCGGGGGCAACCCACTGGAAGCACCTGTTCGCGGTATCGGTGACGACTTCACGATCGAGTGGTTCACGTTGAAGAACAACCACGGGATCGGCGTCACGCTGAACAACGACGGCAGCGCGATCAAGCACTGCCGCCTGATCCACAACGGGAAAAAGGGCGCGAGCGGTAGTCCGACGGATTACCTGGTCGAGAACTGCGAAGTCTCCAACAACAACAAGAACCACTTCAACGACGGCGACCAGGCCGGGATCAAGTTTACGAACACCAAGGCAACAAGCATTGGCACCGACTGGGGCGTGACCAATACAGTCCGAGGCTGTGGGTTTGTCCGTAACATCGAGGCCACGGGCATGTGGCATGACATCGATTGTGGGAACACCCTGATCGAGGATTGCTACTTCGGCTTCAATACTCGCCGCGGCTACTTCGACGAAATCTCACTCGGCCCGACGATCGTGCGGCGCTGTCAGTTTGACTTCAACATGCAGGGTACGACCGTGGGCGGCACCGGGGTACCAGACGGCGCCCAGATCTTCATCTCAACGTCTTCGCGGGTGGAGGTATACCACTGCGAATTCCGCTGGAACACCTCCCATGCTGACGGTGTCACGCTGCTGCGTGCGAACAGCCGAGAGAAGAGCAACCCCGTCGCGATTACGGCGATCTCCAAGGCAGACCCCGCAGTGTGTACGGCGGTGGGACATCTCTTCGAGACTGGCAAGGTGATCCGTTTCGATTCCGTGTCGGGGATGACGGAACTGATGGACGATCCCGACGCAGATGGCGATAAACGCTACCGAGTGACTCGAATCGACGCCAACACATACTCGCTTGACGGCGTGGACTCGACGCTTTTCGGCACATGGACGGCCTCAAGCCACGTCCGTGAGTGGAACGCCGAGGGCAGCCACGTTCACGACAACATCTTCGACTCCGTCACCGGGGCCGGGGACATCATGTATAACCGCGATCAGTCGGTGGTGCTGATTGATGCCAACGATGACGCTTCGTCTGCAGCAGCCAACAACCGCTGGAAGGACAATGTGACTCACGTCACGGGTCTTGGCGCAACTGATTTCCGCTGGGATTCGAACACCAACATCAGTCTGGCCGACTTCGAGACGAACTCAGGTGGCCTCGCGTCTGGGAACTCCGAGACGACTGACGCCTTCGTTCGGGGAGCAAGAGCGATGGCGCTGCGATGATGGCCTACATCGTGATCGACGACTAGATGAAAATCGCGAAGGGCACATATACCGGCGACGGACTCGACACGCGAGTGATCGCGTCGACCGGCATCGATCCCGATCTCCTGATCATTACTGGTACCCACGTGACGAACGGGAACTACGATTCAGTGATGTCGATCCGTGGCATGGGCGACGCTGCTAAGAGCCTCGACGAAAACGCAGAAGCGTTCGTATCCGATCGGATCCAGGCGCTCGGCACGGGCGCGTTCACGATCGGAACCGATGTCGAAGTGAACGCTTCCGGCGTGACCTATTACTGGATGGCGTTCGAGGATGACGGCGACGGGGATTTCGAGATCGGCTCGTACAGCGGCGACGGTAACGACAACCGAAATATCGCACTGACGATGGCCGGAACACCAGCGATGGCGTGGGTGATGGGGGATTATGTAGCAGGTGCGTTCTGGCGCACCGATGAACTGGCCGGAGATCTCTCGCAGTGGTTCAACAACACCGCTGGGCCAGTCTCGAACGGAATCCAGTCGCTCGGCGCGGGCGTGTTCCAAGTCGGGACGCGCGACCAGGTCAATCGAGGGACAGACACGCCGACCTATTGGTACGCCGCGTTCGTTGAGTCGGCGGAGTTCAAGATCGTTGAGCACACGGGAACCGGCTCAGGTTCCGTGAACATCACCGGAGCCGGATTCGATCCAGACTTCTCGATCGTGCAGCGTCAATCGAATCAAACGATGGTGATCAGAACTGACAATATGGCGGCGGGTTCGTCTGAGGGAGTCTCGGGCACTGTCCTGGCGGACGGTATCACCGCGCACATCACAGACGGGATCACGGTCGCGACAGGCGCGACGATCAACCTCAATGTGGGCAGCGCGGTCTATACGGTACTGTTTTTCAAGACGACCGTCGCCAGTCCGAGTTCGACCGCTGGTTCGTTGGTAAACTCATCAAGATTGAAGAGCCTCGTGGGCGGAGGATTGGTATAAATCATGGGTCCGTACCTGGGCGATATCGCTGAAGATGCAACTGTCCACTTCATGTGGGATTCCAATGATGGCTCCGGTGGTTCGATCACACGCTCCACTGATGGCACCGTCTCGGTCTACAAAGACAACGGCGCCACGCAGACAGTAGCGGGCGTGACAGACGACGAGGACACAGACGGCCTGACAGGTGTGCATGCTTGCACCATCGACACATCAGCCGACGGGTTCTACGTGACTGGCTCGAATTACACCGTGGTCCTCTCGGCTGCCACGATCGACACTGAGACCGTCAACGCAGTCCTCGCGCACTTCTCCATCGAGAACCGCTTCTCCGTTCCAACGGCTACGGTCGCTGACATGGTTGATGCTGTGTGGGATGAGATTCTCACTGGCGCAACGCACAACATTGCGACTTCCGCTGGGAGGAGGCTGCGTGAATCGGCATCGGTTGTCCAGGTTAGTTCGGCTGTCAACGATGGATCTGCATCAACTACCGTGTTTGATACCGACCTCACCGAAGTTGACGATTTCTGGAACGATGCGATTCTAGTCTTCACGAGCGGGGCGTTGCTTGGTCAATCACGAACAATCGTAGACTTCGCCAACACCAATGGCACGATTACGCTTGATGAAGCCCTGACATCGGCTCCGGCTAACGCTGTCACATTTGTACTCGTATCTACGCATGTCCATCCAATCACCCAAATTGCTGACGGTGTGCTTGACGAACTTATCGCGGGGCACACGGATGCGGGGTCATTGGGACAGGCTGTTGCTGATATCGAAACCGACGCAACGGCGATTCTTGCTGACACCGACGACATCGGAATAGCCGGCGCGGGGCTCACTGACCTCGGGGGCATGTCCAATGGTATGAAAGCTCAGGTGAACACACAGGTAGATATAGCATTCACGACCGAGCTGCCCGATAGCGTTTCAGCAGATGGCTCATTCCCAACTCGGGATCAGGCGTTACTGGAGATCATCCAATTTCTCCAAGAGCGTGCTGTCTCAGGAACTACAGTCACAGTCAAGAAACCCGATGGCTCAACTTCATTGATGACGTTCACACTCGATGCTGAGACGCCTACATCAATCACGAGGGCTACGTAGATGGCTGCCAGTTCGGGAATCATCTCGCAGGGCATTGGCCCACCGAACACGATCGCGTTGTTCATTCTGCTCGGCCTCGGGGAAACACCTGACGAGACGCCACCGCTCGCGTACATCACTGGACCGGCTACAGCAGGGCCGACATACGTCAGTGGTCCCGCGAGCACGGGGCCAACATACGTTCATCCACAGGGGGGCTAGATGACGCTCGTAACCCGCAGGGACATCCGCCGCAAAGCGCTCGAAATAGCCGGTGGCGAGGTTGCGGCAATCACCGGTTCCGCGGCAACGACGATCACGATGGAATCGCTGGCCTACCAGAAGTCCGGGGATGACACCGCCCGCAAAGGCCAGCAGATCTTCATGGCTGCGCAGGCTGCGACCGATACAGCGCGGCGGGTGATCACCTCATGGGACGACTCTGGGGCCATAGCGACCGTGGACACGATGGCCGAGCAGCCGCCTACAAACGGGACCGAGTTTGCCGAACTGTACCCGCGCGATGATCCTGGTGCCACGCAGTACGACAATGCCCTGGATCGTGTTCTCCAAGAGACTCACCGGATCTCGGAAGTACAGATCCCCACCGTCACCGGGTGGCGCAGATTCCACCTCGATACCCTCGCTCCGTGGATTGAGCGCAGGCGAGACATCGTCGATGTGCAACTCCGCAATTCTCCGAACATCCTCACCAACTCAGGGTTCCAGAACTGGGGTATCGGGTCAGGCTCAGGGCTACACGGCTGGGTGTTGGCCGGGACTGGCTCGACTGTCACCCGAGTGGATGGCCCCTACGGTTACGCCGCTCAGGTAGCACGCTCCTCGAACGATGCCACCCTAACGCAGACTGTGCCGATCCCGATCATCGCGCTCTACGGGCTGGAGATCAGCTTGTTTGGGCGAATCAAGTCCAGTACCGCGAACATCGCGAAGATCCGCATCAACGACGGCACCGACACCACGGACACATCCTTGCACGACGGGGGTGGGGACTGGGACGAGTTCACCGCCACCCACACCGTCAACGCAGACGCCGTCGGGCCGCTCACGATCGAGGGGCACGTCATCACCTCGGACGGTAACGCCACTTTTGAGAACGTGGTGTCGATCGTCGGCGCGAACATCCCCGAGTGGCTCACGCTGCACGGCGATCAACATCAACCCACAGGGCCTCTGAGGCACACGAAGCAGATGTATGGGCCTGTCCCGGTGATCGAAACCACTCCCTTGCTTACGCAGGGCCGGCAGATCGTCGTCCTGTCCCGCCAGCCGTACTTCAAGCTCACCGCGGACACCGGTACCGGCGGAGTCACGGACATGCCGATCGACTGTGCCGTCTCGGGCATCATCACGAAACTGGCAGAGCAGCAGATCGGGAAGGCGAACGCTGCCAGGTGGGCGGTACTACACGCAGAGCACAAGCCGCTCTATGACGCATGGAAGCGACAACTGAAGGAAGTTCCTCGAGTTCCTACCCCGGTAGGTGCGGTGATTGGTCCGGCATGAGAGACGAAATCGAGCTCAACGGTCAGAACTACACCATCGTGGACCAGAGCAGGGTCAAGACCTCTAAGCGCGTCTTCACCCAACGCCAGCGTCCCTCACAGCCCTCTGAGAGCCGCTTGGCTGTCAAGACGTGGAAGCTATCGGGTCCGATGGGCAACAGCCGCCAGCCGTTCTTTGGTGCCCCGCTGGGGGTGGACTATACCGAGAACCTTGACCACCGGTATGAAGGACTGCTGACGAGTACCGCGAAACGCAATGCGCTCACGCTGACGGCGCTCAGTGCGGTTGCCTACGGCGTCCCAATTTCGGATGTCACGAAAACGAACTGGTCAGAGGGGGCAGGAGACGGGAACGGCAATGCCTTCGAAGAACTTGACGAAGGCATTGAGTCGGGGACTCCAGATGATGCGACTACGTACTGGACAACCACATCTACAGACTTCTCGAACCGTATTGAGTGCAATGCTACGTCGATGACAGACCCGGTAGTGAATACCGGGTTCACAGTTCGATTCCGAGTACGTGTAAGTGACGCCTCAGAGCGTATCGTCCCGATGTTGCTCGAAGGTTCCAATGCGCGATTTTCGGCACTGGTCACACCGAGTGCGGCAAATACGTGGATTACCGTCGTCGCCGTAATTCCAGAAGCTATAGCGGCAAATTTCAGCGACTTCACCAACTTGGAATTGGGAATATACAAGTTCGATGGTAGCGGGACTCTAGATGTATCAACTATGGAACTCGAACTCCCCGACGCCAAATCCGGCCCGGTTCGCACGATCGATAACCAGTTCGGATTCCTGTTTGCGAATCGTGGCGCGTTCATCACTCAGATTGAAACCGGGACGATGATCGAAATTGAGAACAACGACCGGACGAACCTGATCACCGACACAATCGCCGAGTGGCAGACCGAGGGCATTATTGCCTATGGTGCGGCGAAAGACGTGGATAAGCGCACGGCGGCCACATCAGGCGGCGCGACCTACGGCACCATCAGCGGAGTAGACGCTACGAAACTCGCCCTCGGCCCTGAACGCCTCTGGTTGATGGACGCCGGCAAGAACGAATCAGATGACGCAGGGAAGGCGAAGTACACCGAGAACTCCGCAGCGCTCACCTCGGCATCTCTCTCCAACCCATTCCCAGTAGCAGACCCAGGCACACAGATCACGGGACTGTTCACCTCGGGCTTCAATACTGCGATCGGGCATTCGCGCGGCGCCAACTCGTTTACTGAGTCAGGCAAGCCCGTGAGACTACTGGAGGCACTCAAGGATTTCCCCTCGGTTGCGAACGCGGCTGCGGGAGATTCACAGTGGGGCTGGACCTACATCGCCACCAAGCTCGGCCTCTACGCCGTTCACATTCCGTCCTTGACCGCGAACCCGGTGGGACCAGGTGAGGGACAACGAGGGCTTTCCTTCGAGGGGCCGGTGGATGGCTACCCGACGGCGGTGAAGGTGTGGAAGGAGTCGGTCTGGGTCGCGTACCTGAATCCCGATGGCACCACCTACGTGTTCCGTGGGGAGTTCGGAGCCGAGACCGGGCAGACTGGTCGTCCTGAGTGGTACCTGTTCCGCAAGCTCACTGCGCTAGAGTGTCACGCGATCGGCGCAACGGAACGCACGAATCCCACGCTGATCCTTGGCGAGAATGACAACATCGCCTACTACACCATGTCTACGCGAGGGCGTGAGATCGCCGACGCCAACTACGAGTTCGACACAGGCGGCGGAACCTGGTTTGGGACCACATTGATGCTACCTGTCGGGCTGATTGGGAACGTCCGATACGCGAAGTTCCTCGCTGAAAACACCGCCACGAGCACCGACACATGGCAAGTCGCAGTGAGTCGTAACGAAGGTTCATTCGACAACGTGGGCGCAGCGGTAGCAACTGACGGCGTTGCGACAGTGCGTCCGGTCACCGCCAGCGTTCCAGACGATCGCTCGTTTACCACACTCAAGCCGAGGCTGACACAGGTGGCGAGCAGTGAGTCAGCGCCACCCCAGATTCGGGGCGATTTCACCATCGCCTATGACGAACGCCCCGAGCACGTGCGCGAGGTCTCAGTGCTGGTTGAAAGTCACGGGGAAGACCTCGCCGCGCTCGAGGCGCTGGTGGGGGATGACCAACTGATTCCCGTTACGTTCCGCAATCCGACGGACACGGATGTGAACACCGGTCGCTTTGCGTACGTGGACTCAGTCGAGATGGAAGACCTCAAGAACCTCGATGACCAGGGCATCCGCCTCACGATCGTCGAGTGGGATCTGTCGTGACCAATGAGCAGCCAATCCCCATCATTGGTCGTGGAGATCGCGGCGCCAACGAATCACTCGTGGTCGCCGAAATGGAAGTACGCGACGCTCTCATCAAGGGCGTGCAGACATTCAAGCGCACCGACGCCGGCCGAGAGGGTGAGTTCTGGCTGTGGTACGACACCGTCTCCACTCGGCTCCGGTTGCAGGTGTGGAGCCACTCAGCGCAAGCCTGGAACGACATCACCGGCGCTTCGGGGACCGGCTCGATCACCTCTGGCGGTACGACTGACGTAATCACGCACGGACTGGGCACGACTCCTACCATCTCCGATATCACGATCACATGGGGCGAGCAGGGGACGAACGACTACGGGCGCTGGTGGGTGGATACGTTCACCTCAACTCAGTTCACTGTCAACGTCTCTGCTGATCCCGGTGCTTCGAACCTGGACTTCGGATGGCAGGCGGTAGTGAGATAATGGATAACAACGAACTCTACAGATTGCTCAAAGAAGACATCACCGAGATCAAGGCTCAGGTGACTGCAACCAACGGCAGAGTGCAAACGTTGGAGATCTGGCGGGCGTGGACCTCGGGCGCGTTGAAGGCGCTGGGGGCGGTGGCTGTGATACCGTCTGTGTTGCTAACGATCGCACTGCTACTGGAGCGCTAAGGAGGCCGCGATGAAGTTCGATACGATGTATACCGTCGTCAAGGGGGTGTGGTACGCCCAGGGGGAGGACGGTGTGGTGGCGGTCTACAAGGGGCCGGGAGAACCCCCTGAGATAAAGAAGATGCGTCGTGAGGGGTTGATGTGACCATCGACCTGACCGACCGCTACAACACCTCTGAGTACATGGCGCAGTTTGACCGCCGCGGCAACCGAATCGACTGGACCATCGACCGCGAAGAGGAACCGGTCCTCGCGCTGATGATCCACCACACCGCAGGCTGGTACCTCGGCGTCACACTGGACGAAAATTCCACCGAGGAGCAGGAACGGGCACAGATTGACGAGGTGGCCATAGACCACTTCATACGATTTGACATCGGTCCTGGCTATCACTACTTCGCGTTCCCGTCAGGGCGGCTGTACGCGGTGGGGAAGTACGGGACGCACCGAGCCCACACCAAGGGCAAAAACCCCGAGACGCAGAACTGGTGGAACCGCGAATCGATGGCGATCTGTGCGTTCGGGGATTACCAGAGCAACTTTGTGTCAGTGAAATTGATGCGCGCGATTCATGATGGGATCGATGAGATCACTGCCTACGCTGGGGAGTTGCCACTCTTCGGTCACCGGGAGGTGCCGGGCAATCCCACCGCCACTCAATGCCCGGGCGACAACCTGATGCTTGCAATCGGAGCTACGCCCCCTCCATCGCCCCCCGATCCGAATGTCCGTGTGAGAGAATTGCTCAAAGAGGCGCTGGGCCTATTGGGAGATGACTGATGAAGACGATCGGGTTACGCCTGTGGAGGGAGCCTGTGTTCCTCGGCACGGCCCTGCTCGCTAGCCTGGGGGCAGTTGCTGCCTTCGGGTTGGGCTGGACTGGTGAGCAGGTCTGGGGCCTCTCTACGGTCATTGCAGCCCTCACCGGTGCCGAGCACAAGCGACAGCGCCCGAACTAGTGCTAAACTGGCGGCACACCGTAGAGCTAGCGGGTCCTCCTACCTCTAGCGCTGCAATCTGCGGTGTGTGACCCGGTAGTCGAGCACCGCGTACTCACGACGCAAGCTCCTACCGGGTCTTCTGTTATTCTGAGCGTGTCCTGCTAGGGCACCCGCTGGTTCCCAGCCAGCCAAGGCCCGTCTCGTCTCATACGTGGGGCGCAGGCGGGCCTTTCTGCTAGGGTGTACCCGTAGGAGGCTCATATGGACAAATGTATTGACTGTGGCCAACAGCGTGAGCACTTGGTGTTGCGCTGTCCGCCGTGTGAAGATCACATTGAGGACGGGCACGAGCCCCGCGGCTTTGTGATCGTGGGTGAACGCGAGGATACGAACCGGCGCGGCCAGGGAGAAGACTCTGAGGGTCGGGTAGAATTCTGTCACGGCGCCGGCCCTTACGGGATTCTCTATTCTCGACTGCCCATTCCCGTGCGTGAGTTGGCGGCGACACGATTGAGCGCTGCATTGAAAGCGTTGAAACGAGGACTCGTGCTAGACTGAACCCGTGAACGGTCGTGCGTCCACATGCCTGTATAAGCGGCAGCAGGAACCCTCGGTTGAAGAAGCCGGGGGTTTTCTGTATGCTCTCCGCATAGCACGACGGTTCATGCCTCTCGTAAGCGGACAGCGAGCGATTGCGGGGCAGACAATGAAGTCCCACGTTCCAGTGGGCACGCGTTGAGTACATGCCAAGATCGTCTAACAACGAGAGGACACCGCCTTTTCAGGGCGGAAATGCTGGTGCGACCCCGGCTCAAGGCATCAACGCATCCAGTTCCCACGACACATTGAGTGAGCGTGAGCAGCCGTTCGGCGCTGCGTGTGCTGGTACATGGGGTGAGCGAGTGGCTTGTTGGTCCTTGTCTCCTCGTTCACCCCTCCCAGCGGCTACAGGGAATGCAGGAGCACGGCCCACTGGCTGTAGCCACCCCAACACGTACCCGACTCTAGAAACAATTCCGTGGCTCCGGCCCGGGGATGTAGAGGTTAGCGATAGCCTCTTTATGTCCACCGTTCACCAACCCAGAGATGTCCATAGGAGGTACTGAATGAACGATCAAATGTCACATCTAGTAGATGCGGACTGGGCGCTAGGCGAACTGCGCTACCGCATCGAACCACAGCACGCACCAGATCCAAAGGATCACAACTCGTGTCCGCAATGGCTCAAGGAGCGCCCGTCGATGGCTCACTTGATCGCCGAAGCGCAGTTACGAGTGGCGAAGGCAATGGACCTAGCCGAATGAACCAGAAGCAGATCGACACATGGTGGAGTGCCACCCAGGAACAACTCAGCCTCGAGCGACTGGCCTCGGGGAACCGGATGATGGTTGATGGCGCTACCGCGAAGGGCAAGGGCGCAGACATTGAGATCAGAGGCGGGGAGATCCCGATCACCAGCGAGCATGTCGTGCAGTTGATCTCACGTGACGAGGAGGGCCGTAGCATGGGGCTGGTGTTCCCTGAGATGCCTGGTCGGGGGACATTCAGCAAGAAAAGGAGGGGAGCATGACGTTATTTTTGACACTGCTAGCGGGGCACTACCTCGCAGATTTTCCTCTTCAGCCGCCGTTTGTTGCGGAGAAGAAAGGGCTTGTGTTCATCGAGTCCATCGGGTTTCATGCGCTCACGTCCCACGCGGCCATTCACGGCCTCGTGGCTGGCTACATCGCAGGCTCCGAGGCGGGGCTGATTGTCGCGGTGAGTCATTGGCTGATTGACTTCGGCAAGGCGTGGCAGGGATGGCCTGAGAACTGGCGCATCACCAACGGTGCTAAGTGGGCGGGCAACCCGGGCGCTCGCGGGCTTTACGGCATCAATGTCGATCAGTCTCTGCACGTGCTCGTGCTCATCGCCGTGGTTCTCTGGGTGTGAGTTGGTGTCGAAGATGTAAGTATCTGCTACCATAAGTCCATCATGGTAGCGACGCTAGACCGCGCGAAGCTGTGGGATGAGGTCGATGGGCTGGTAGCTCAGTCCCGTCACGATGACCCCGTCCTTGAAGAACGCATCCGCTCAGACCTTGCGGAGTTGCGATACGTGCAGGGTGAATCCGCACCGAGTCCATCACTGACGATCACAGCAGAAGTGGCAGACCCGAATCATCCTGGGTATTCGGGTGAATACTGTCCCGACTGCGGATCGATGGCACTGGCCCGCGACGGCACCAACCTCCTGTGTCACAACTGCGGTAACGAAGCATCTTGAAGCGAAAGAGGTTGCGTGACGGTGACTGACATCCAGTTCTTGATTATGTTTTTCTCCATCATCGCTGGTCCTTGGGTGCTAGCGCTGGTTGTGGTGTTGCTGACGTTACCTCGTTCGTCTCGCCCAGTCCCTGTTCCAGAGGGGCTTCTTTCGGAGGTGCAAGCGTTGGTGGCTCTTACTCGGGCGTTCGACCCGAAGGACCGGATCACATCCGAAGATGCAACTGACGCGATCCTTGTGGTGGTAGCCGCGGCGTATGGTTCTAAGCCTTGAGGCTCACGCCCGACGACATCGTTGATCTGTCTCGCTGGTACTTCATCCAGTTCGCGACCGTCGAGCGGGCGATGGAGGCGATGGAACGCTACGAGCGCTACATGACACGGCCCAAGGCCGGCTAGGTGGCTGAACGCCTCTGTCTGCTGTGCGAGAAGCCACTGCCGAAGGATTCTCGGGGCAACCGTAAACGACATAAGGATTGCGCGGATGCAGAAATCCGCAACCGGCAACGCAGCAACAATCACGAGCCTCGAGAATGCACCATCTGCGGTGATGTGTTCCGCCCCTACAACGGGAGCCATAAGGTCTGCGGCTCCAAGGAGTGCCGCAAGCAGGCGCTGGCAGAACGCCTCGGCACTACCACCGCGAAGCAGAACGACCGCCTCTACAGCCAGTGGGACCACCGAGAAGACATCGAGGTCAATGATCTTCGCGAAGGTGCAAGGCTCATAGCGATTTCCGACACCCAGTTCCCATTCGTCGATGAGCCGCTACTGAGAGCCGTGAACCGTTTCATCAAAGACTGGCAGCCGAATGAGATCGTCTATCTGGGCGATATTTTTGACTTCTATGAGGTCTCGGCGTTCGACCGGAATCCACACCGCCAATTCACGATGCGGGATGAACTGGATCAAGGTGCCGACATGATGCGCGAGCACCGGAGGACTTGCCCGAACGCCCGTCAATGGTTCGCGGAAGGGAACCATGAGGAGCGGCTGCAACGCTATCTCGCGAAGAAGGCCGCGGAGATCGCCGGCCTGGTGCCGAGCCTAGAGGAGATCCTGAAGTTCGACGAGCACGATATTCAATCAGTGCCTTACGGGAAGTTCATCGATTTCCTCGGCTTCTCCTTCACCCACGGAAACTTTCTCAGCCAGTTCAGCGGGTACACGGCACGAAAGCACCTAGATCGCTACCACGGCTCCGGCGCCAACGGCCACACCCATCGTCTCGGTTCTTACTCCAACACCGACATGCGAGGCCGGGCGCATACCTGGCTAGAGATTGGCTGCCTCTGTCGTAAGGACATGGAATACGTCAAGGGCGTAGCGAACTGGCAGCAGGGATTTCTCACCGCGAGGATCCATAGGGGCGCGCTGGTCCCGACCCTCGTCCATGTGATCGAGACAGACGATGGTCGGTTCTTCGAGGCCGGCGGAAACTTCTACGACATCTTCGACCGCGATTGACATTCCCAGCGCTGTCCCATAACGTGCCGCGCACAGGAGGTACACGATGGCAGACGAACGAGTGATTGCGACGGGGCAATGGTTGGGCTCAGGGAATACGGTAGGCCACCTCCAGCAGTTCAAGTACGGGTGGAAGATGTGGGATGGCACGGGCGCGACCTACCGCCAACCGGACTTCCCTGACGGGCTCAAGACGTGGGACGTGCGCACCGATGGCCGCACAGAAGCGCCGCGAACACCGTGGCCGATGCGATCATGATCTGCATCCACCACTGGGTCATAGAGGGGCAAGGCAGCGCAGGCACGGGCACCTGTAAGCACTGCGGCGAAGAGAAGACGTTCAACCCCGACCCTGACATGAGGGGCGCATACAACTGGAAAGATTCTGCGGTCAGGGGGCAGGCCTACGAGACAACGCGGGGCTTCAAGGCACGAGGCCCCCGGTGAACGCTGAACAGGCCGCAGAACAGCTCGAGCATTTCGTCAATGAACTGCGCGCTGGCCGAATGGAAGTGGTGGACGACCACCTGGGCGGCACCAAGTCCAAGCCGCTCAACATCCAGCGCCCAATCTTCTACGCTCCCGGTGTGCTCACCTTCCAGTGGAAGTACGTCGACGAAACAGGTAGTGATCTCGACTAGCGTTGTCATTTGACAACGGACCAGCGGTGAGCTAGTGTCTGTGCCAGGAGGTACGCGATGACGACAGAACGATACATGGCGATCCATGACGGGGCCATCGAATCCATCAAAAGCATGGAGGCCGCGGCACTGGAGTTGCTGAAGCTCAAGGACGAGCAGCGCCATCTTGAAACCGAGATCACCGCGATTCAATCCGGGGCGCTTTACGAATTCGTCAAGGAGTTGGATGGTAAGCGCTCCAATGAGGACGAGCGCGCTGCTGGCCGTGACGGGCTGCTGAAGGACAATGGTACGTATCAGCAGATGGTGCTCGATGCGGTGGACAAGCGGAACGAGATCGCCGTCACCGAGATCACCGTCAGACGGACTGAGCGGCTCGAGCGGTGGGCGCGGCTGGATGCAGCGTTCATGATCGGGCACGACAACAACGAACCAGACTGGCTCAAGACTGCGGGCACGCGATGACCGACGCGACGATTTGGGAGCGATTGGCCGCACCCTTCCCGGACGCGTTGGTGGAGCACCTGCCTGAAGCCGCCGGCGCCGGTAGCGCAGCGTACGTGACGATCGCGACTGTCGAGGATCGCCTAGACGAAGTTCTAGGGCCGCAGGGGTGGAGTTGCGAGTTCCGGGTGATTGCAAGCGAGGGCACGCAGGCCGCAGTCGAATGCACTCTCACAATCGGGAACGTATCAAAGGCAGACGCCGGCGAGGCAGACTTCGCCGAGCCGTTCAAGGCGGCCTACTCGGACGCACTCAAGCGAGCTGCGCGACGATTTGGAGTGGCGCGGTACCTAGCACAGTCACCGGACCAGCCGCGGGTGAAGTTCGCAGGACCGCCATCCTCGAACGTGCAGCCCCCTGAGCCGGACGTGGTGAACGTGCCGCAGCCTGAGCCAGGGGAAGAGGTGGAGCCTCCCCGCCCAACGGATAAGTTTCTAGCGGACATTAAAGAGTCATGGAGTTACGACCCTGATCAGGTGCTGGACATTCTCGGGATCACGATGGACCGCGTGAAGGCGCTGACGCACGACCAGCAGAACCGGGCATGGGCGAAGATTCGCGAGACTGCTGAGACAGTCGACGCAGCGATGCCGTTCTAATGGCTGTCTGGTATGCAGACGACCGGTCAGTACCCGTAGACGCCATCGGAGAACTGATCACGTGGAAGCGTGTCATCTGCCGCGCGCCGCGGAGCGACAAGTGGCGCAAGCTGTGCCAGAACTTCATCGTTCCCGGTACTGAGCGCTGCTCCCGCCATCAACCAGGTCAAACAGGGTCATGAAGCGCCTCACAACCGGGGCGGGAGCGGAGGAGACAGCAAACCGACTGCTGCTCATTGCGAAATCTGTCGCACATGAGTGTCCAGTCGGATAGCAATGGGGGCGTGTGTGGTCGGGACTGCCCACGCCCCAACATTCACCGTTACCGATGAGGCCCCGGATGGGCTGGGGAGACATTCGGGGCTTCATCAGTGCCGGTGACAAGGAGAATTGATGGTTAGGTTGTTCCGGTCTCGCGAATCTGGCGTGAGCATCGAGCAGTGGGGGGCGCGCAAGCGGCGGTTCCAGAAGGGGTTGCGGCGGGAGATGAAGCGGCAGGGCTACTCGTACCGTCAATTGGCAGAGCGGGCTCAGATGGACCACTCCGCTATCTGGCGGATTGCGAAGGGCCAGAGAACGCCAGGTGATGACACTGCTCGGAAGATCGCTAAGGCGCTCGACGTGCCGCTGGGGGAGCTGATCGCATGACGCAAGCCAAGGGTCGCAGCCGGGAACCGATCGAGATGTTCAACCTGCGCACGCCACTGGACGCAATCAACCTAGAACTCACCAGGCACTACGTCGCTGTAGCCATGCTCACCATGCTCAAAGCGGATCTGATAGAGGTTCACGCTGACTATGCACCGTTGACACGTGGCATACAGATATGCAATGATGAGCCGAGGAGGTCACGATGGCACAGATGGCTGAGACGATAACGCTTCACGATCAAGGGCGGGGTGGCAATGAGCTCCACTTGAACACGCGGTGGTTGATGTCGTGGAATGGGCGCGGGGCCGTAGTCGGTATGTCACTTGGGACACAGATCCTGATGGCAATGGAGTTGATGGGCGCTCAAAAATCCCACGTCGTCAGGGAGTCCCCCGAGGAAATCATGGCCCTGCTCTACCCCGATCAGGAGGGATGAGATGGGCGCACATCTTCGTTCGATTGTCGAGCAATGTTCGAAGCCGGGCTGCTCAAGCCGAGCGACGCAGCAACTCTACAACGCACGCAATGCCCCGCTGGAGCGATATTGCAACCAACACGCGAAGCCCGCATTGGCCGCCCTCAAGAAGCGAGTACCGAACCAATGAGATGCCCTACGTGCCATCGATTCTCGGTCAGGACCAATGGTGAAGCTGGGCGTGAGTGCGCGCTGGGCCATCGGTGGACACACCCGTATCGCCCCGGCACCGACATCGCGCGAACGACTGACCCAGAGACGAGTAAGTTAGCGGCTGAGCGGATTACAGTTACGGGCGCCAGAGCTAGCCAGAAGGCGCGCATCCTCGAGGCCGTCACTCACCACCCCGGACGCATTCGTGCAGAGGTGGCGGAGATTACGGGAATGACCGAGTACCAGGTGAGCAAGCGTGTCTCGGATCTGGTGAGCGGCGGCGATGTGGTGTACGGCACCGCTCGGGATGGACAACAGACGATCTGGCTGCCCGAGACTAGCGCACCCCTACCGGGACAGGAGCGGCTGCTGTGAGCAAGTCCAGCATCGGTCGCAACTCCCGATCCCGCGGTCACGCGTTCGAGCGGATCGTGGCGGAGTTGTTCGAGGGCTACCGCACCGGCTCAGACCAGGGCGGCAAGCACGGCGACGTGCAGACCACTACTGCGGTCATCGAGTGCAAGAGCCACACCGGTCCCGTACCGAAGTGGATTGCGGACGCCATGACGCAAGCGATCGAAGCTGGTGAGGCGACGGGGAAAGAGCCGACGACGGTTCACGGCTGGGCGCGTCCCGGCCACCCTCGCGAGGTGTACGAAATTAGGAGAATCGCATGACAGACGAATGGGTGTTGCACGATTCTGAGTACGTGCGAGTGGATCTGCTGAAGAATCGGGCTTACGAGATGCGCGCCAAATTCGATCTGCTGTTCGATGAAATCCCGGGGTCGCTTCGCGCAACTGAACAGCAGGTGAGGGGCGCCCGCGGAGCTGACGATCCTGCGTGGCTGACTAAGCATCTACGCTGGCGCGGTTGTGTAGTCGCCAAGCCGTACGGATTCCCGATGTGGGTGCGCTGTCCGAACACACCGACAGAGACGGGCTATTGCAAGTCACACAGGATGGTGCGGGAACGCCGTGCGGCTGCGGACTGATGAAGCGCTCGAGGATGTCTCGCGGCACCAAGCAGATGAAACGGGGCCGGCCAAACCCGGTCAGCAAGAGGAGGCAACGTGTCAACAGAGACTATCGTCGATTTAGAGAAGATTACCTGGGAGCGCATCCATTCTGCGAAATCCGCCGTAGCGGATGCCTTCGGCGTGCCACTGAACTTCATCACATACTCAGTCGAGGGCGGAGCGGACGAGATTCGGATCTCGTGGACCCTGACAACGTCCTCGCGGGCTGCCGAAACTGCCACGATTGGATCGAAACCCATCGATCAGAATCACTCAAGCTAGGCTGGCTCAAGTCTGCACGTACAGATGAAGAGCGGGAATACGAGAGGAAGGCGTAGATGCTGACACCACGAGATGTATTCGCGGCTGGGGCGGCACGTCGGGAGATGGCTCTTGAACGGGTGAAGGAGCGGCGAGGGCCGTACAAGGAGGCACGAGCCGATCTGGTTGCAGCCATGGGGGATCGAGACGGGGAGACGAGAGCAATGGTGGATCGTTTTGAACATGCCGCGATTGCCCTTGCATCGGCAAAGGGCGCGGCTCAACGATGACGCAGGTAGAACAGGTGGCCGACTGATGTGGCTCTCATTTCGGATCTGGCTGCTGCGGTGGTTCCCGCGATGACTGAACAGGGGGTGAAGTAGATGGCTGACTGGGCCGAGTGGTGGATGCTGTTGGCGTACCTTGGTGGTGGTCTGTCGGGGGCATACCTCGGGTGGGAGCTGTCGAAGCTGGTGGATCGATCAGATGCTTGGATCAAGCGCGTGATTTGGAGGAAAACCCGTGACTGAATCCACAGAGCGATACGACGCAGTGCTGGATATCGTGACAGAGGCAATGCAGCACGCGAAAGAGGGGCGGCACATTGGACTGCGAAGCCACGATGCAACTGAGGCCATTATGGATCTCATCAGCCAAGAGGTGCGGGCCGCAGAGTGTGCCGATTGCCAGCAGGTGCATTCGTTCCATGCGAGCAGCCCCTTCGAGGCACTGAGCGCGGAGGCCCCGTGATGACTACAGAGCGTGAAGAGCCCCGAGTCCCACCAGAGGACGCAGAGAGGGCAGTGAGGGCGTGGGCGAAAGACTCACTGCTGTTGCTACACCCCGACGAACACGATCACGTCATCGATTCCATGTCCCGATTCGTTGCTGACTATGCCGCAGAGCGTGAGGCAGCAGCAGTGGAGGCGTACAAGGCGGAGCAGCGAGAACTCGAAGCCACGTATGACCGGATTCGTGATGAATAGCACCCCCACCGTCACCCGCTGCGAATGGTGGGTGAACACGACGAAACAGGTGCTCGATGCGAGCGTGGACCGTTGCCCCTACCCCATTAGAGAGGTCGAGCTAGACGGGCTGTGCGTAGTGTGCGACTACGGTGAAGCGGTAATTCTTCACGGAGCGGGGCCGTTCATGGAGCCAGACCACCCGTATCAACCAGGGACGGAGTGGCAGCACTGGACGAACATTAAAACGCTGTACGGCCAGACGATCACCCGCGTCATCACAGACGAAGAGGCAGGGCACCCACCGGAGCCACCAGCATGACGAAATCAAGGGCTGATCGCGCACTGGATCGTCTGGCCGATGACGCGTACCACGTTGACTATGGCAGGCGTAGGGAAGACGAGGACATGGCGGCAGACATCACGTTGATCCGAAGTTCGTTCAAGCGGCGGGCGGAGCCACCACCGGGGCCTAGATTGGTGTGATACGCTCTGAGCCATGTCGAGATGCCCGAAGTGCGGAACCCTGGCCGACTCATTCCCACGCGACGAGATGATCATCTGCATCGACGGGCACACTACGTATCTCAGAGACGGGAAGTGGCGCCAGGCCGAGCTCGCTACCGAGCAGCCGGCCAAGCGCCAACCCTCACGCCGCTCCGAGGGGGTCCGCCTGTCCCGGGAGCGTTTCGGCTGGCAAGGCCGACGCAACTGGGCTTAGCCCGCGTAACGTCTCAACCGTTCCTCGATAGGCTCCACGGTCCTGATCATGATGGGGAAACCGTAATCGCTAGCTAGCCAGTGGTCCACGGTAGAGGGAGCAACCTCCAGCGCAGCCGCGAGCGAGCGATTCGTGTACCCGTTGGCAGTCATCCACCATCGCAGCTCGCTAGGCGTCACGAGTCACCCCGATCCGCTTCAGAATTGCTTCAGCCATCTTGTGATCGATCAACTCTCGCGAGTAACAATCGTCGGCGTGCGGGTCCTGGTCGATGTTGATGCGGCAGTGAATACAAATTATCATCGTGAGGCCAGTCCATCGAGCATTGCGTCAACGATGCAATCAGAGCAGATTCGGATCTCCTGTGAGGTGTGTGGCCGACTTGCGATCGGTGCTTTGTCGTCATAGCGCCACGCCCAGAACGCCGGCGCTCGCAGACTACACAGCTCGCACAATGGTTTATCAGCCAGATCCGCCCGTCGTAACGATTCCAGTTCGCGTATCACGGTGTACCTCCTCCGACTCCTAATGCACTCAGCAGCACCACGGCACCCGCGGCCACTCCCCCCAGGGAGAGAATGACCACGGCTTCCCAGAAATTACGCACTGGCGGTTCCTAGCTGCGCTGCGCGCGTGTGTGCCTTGCCAGCGGTCGACCATTCGCCGAAGTCCCCGACCGTCTCGATTGAGCCGTCTGGGAGCGCCTCACGGACTGAGTAGCGCCGGATGCCGTCAGGTCCGCGCTCACTCGTGACGAAGTAGCGACCGGCAACCAGTACGCCGAGGATGCGCGTACGGAAAAATCGCATCGTGTCAGTGCTGAACCAGTAGCTGCCGACTTCCTCGTTACGCTCGCGAACGTCGGCCATCGTCTCGAACCCGTGCAAATCCTCGAACGGACATCGGCCAGCCGGCGTGGGAGTGATGGAAGTAATCCGCCCATCGTCCCAGGAGCGCCCGCAAGCGCCACAAGTCGCAATGTCGATCGCACCCCCTGCGCTCACCTTGCGTCGTGTCTTTACGTCGATCAGTTGCTGTTCCATCTCATACCTCCTATGTACGACCTATACAGCCGCGCCCAGGTCCTGAACCAGGAATTCAGGACGTGAGCGCGAATGCTAGGCGAGATCCGAAGGGAGTATTTGCCATCGCGGAGCGTGCTGCGGCAGTGGACAGATCCCCGCCCCATTTGCGCGCGTGATTGTCGTGATGCGGACACTGACGCGATTCGGATACGAGGACGGCCCCTCGACAATGCCGCGGAATGTGCTGGTACCTCGGGTGAACGTAACCTCGATTGTCATCATGTTCCTCCTGGATGCAGTATCGGCTGCCCTCATAACAAGGGCAAGTCCCTCAGGCTCACACATCCCGCACACTTGATCTAGGTGTAGGAGTCAGAGACGATTCGCGTATGACTCCCAAGCAACAACGCTTCGTCGAGGAGTACGCACTCGACTTCAACGCGACCCAGGCTGCGATCCGTGCCGGCTACTCCCAAAACTGCGCTAAGCAGATAGGGTCGGAGAACTTGTCCAAACCTGACATAGCTCAAGCTATCGCCGCGAAACTCCAGGAAGGGACAGAGCGAGCAGGCCTGAGCGTTGACTGGGTGCTGCAGGAATTGCGCGATACATACGACCACGCTCGCGCTTCGGGCCAGCTAGGGACCGCGCACGCATCCCTAGTCAGTCTCGGGAAGCACCTGGAGATGTGGCCATCGAAGATCACCATCACCGACGCTGACCGCACCGCTGCCCGCGTGGCTGCCGCTGCCCTGGGACTCGATGAGGCTGACGTACTGGCCGAGGTAGAGCGGGAGCTCAGGGAGGCGCGCAGTTGATGCACACAGTGGACCGGCTCGCGATGCCTGACAAAGTACGTGAGGCGCTGAAACAGGCGCACTATGTCAACCTGGAAGTACGCGTGAATGGCGAATCAGTCACCTTCGAGGCGGACTGGTTGAAGGAGTACGCGATTTACGGTCCGAAGGAGGCGCGCGGGTGATGTGCTGGTGCTCTCACGCGGAAAAACGACACTGGAAGGTCCCCGTGATCGTCTCATTCGCCGAACATGAGATGCGGGATGTCTGCGCGCAGTGCATGGACGAGCAGGCGAAGAGTAAGGGTGAGGGGTGGGACTGGTACTGGCACAGCTACGTGCAAGAGTCGCCTGAGTACGCCGAACACTACGCCGAGGTGACATAAGTGCGCGTATCATGCCGATGGTGGGGATGCCGAAAGCCCGTATCTATTGACTCTAAGCACATAGTGCCACCGGCCGGTGACCAGGGTGCGCGCTCCCCGTTACGTCAAGAGGTAGTGTGACGCTAGTTGCTGAGCGTGCCACTCGGGCAGCGCTGCGTGTCGCTGAGCGTGAACGTGGTCACTCTCAGTACGAGCTCGACCCCGTGGGATTCGTGCGTGACGTGCTGGGGGAGCACCTGTGGAGTAAACAACGCGAGATCAGCGAGTCGGTACGCGACAACCGCCATACCGCGGTCCGCTCAGCACATGACACCGGCAAGAGCTTTGTAGCCTCGCGTCTGGCCGCATGGTGGTTGAGTGTCCATGCGGCCGGCGATGCGTTCGTAGTCACTACGGCACCGACGTTCGCTCAGGTGCGGGTGATCCTATGGCGTGAGATCATCAAGGCGCATAAGAAGGGCAATCTTCCAGGCCGCACGAATCAGACGGAATGGCACATCAATGAGGAGATCGTGGCGTACGGGCGGAAGCCGGCTGACTACGATGAGGAAGCGTTCCAGGGGATTCATGCGCGGTATGTGCTGGTGATTCTGGATGAGGCTAATGGCATCCCTAAGAGCCTGTGGGACGCAGTAGAGACGATCACGACGAACGACGGTTGCCGGGTGCTGGCGATCGGGAACCCTGATAGCCCGCTCAGTCAGTTCAAGCGCGTATGCGACCCTGGCACGACCTGGAACGTGATCCACGTAGACGGGCTCGAGTCCCCAAATTTCACTGGCGAGGACGTGCCGGACATCCTGGGAGAGCTCTTGCTGAGTCCTACGTGGGTGGAGGAGCGCAAGCTAGACTGGGGTGAGGACTCACCACTCTTTCAGTCGAAGGTGCGAGGGAACTTCCCGAAGGTGCCTGAGGGTGCGGTGTACCGGGAGCTAGCAGCATCACAGCAATGGTTCGGCCCATTACCGAAGTTCCAGCGGTTTGTGGGTGGGCTCGACTTTGGAGGAGCGAATGATCAGGCGCACAAGACAGCCGGCGTGGTTGCCGGGATTGCCACCGATGGATCTACTGACCTTGCTCGCGTCGCGGTCGGAGGATCGAAGGGTGTCCTTGTACGAACGCATCACTTTGAGCATTCAGGACCGCTCGTCCTTGATCAGCTCATCGAGTGGATGCGAGAGGTTGAGCGACAGTTAGGACGTCGGGTGGAGTGGCGCGCGGATAAGAGTCAGTTCGGGTGGATCAATCAGGCGTCGAAGATGTTCCTGGTCGAGCCGGCAGACGGTGGACCTGGTTCAGTGGCGCTTGGGATTGGGTTGCAGCGCCGGCGTATGCAGGTGGGGAGTTCGTTCTTTGTTGAGGAGCTGACCAGACCACCGCTGTTCCTCTCGGGTGATGAAGTAGGGCAAGAGATGGCGGGCGATGCGTGGTATGACCGCATGATGAACTACGTGTGGGAGTTGCAGCCGGACGAGACCAAGCTGGTCAAGGGTGTGCCACTGAAGCGTAACGATGACACTCCAGATGCTGATCGGTACATGCATGAAGCGGTAGACGCGTTCCCGCAAGACCTCAGACCGGCAATCAGTCACCGTGACATGAGCGGTAGGCCCTTAGCGAAGCGAGCAGTGTGATGGCATCAGTACGAGTGATACGGGAGAATATGGACCGCTGGAACGCACGAAGCGTACCCCGAATCAATGCGACATGGTGGATGCGTCCTGTGTTCGCTGTCGATCGCCTGTTCGCTAGGTTGGGGCTATGAAGCACTGCCAGTCACTCGACGATGCGACCGCGATGCCGACTGTCGAGCGTTGGGAGCGGCTCAAACAGGCTGACAAGAATCGCTTGCTGTGGTGGGACGGGCAGATAGCACAATGGGAGCACACCCGTGGTTAGCGTAGTGCGTGGCGCAGAGCAGAAGGCTAAGCCTGAGCAGGCGTATAGCGAGTCTCAGGTAGGCGAGATTCTCCGCGAGATGTGGATCGAGAACACTGAGCACCTCAACCGGCTCCACGTCCGGCGGCTGCTGCTGGATATCGTGCAAGAGACGTTGCACAACCCCAATACCGGCACCTATCTGCCCCCACCGTTCGACACATCCAAACTGATCTTCCAGGCGGTGTTGGCTGAGCCGATGCGTGCCGTGCAGAACTTCAGCTCCCGCATCGCTGCGAATGAGGTGCAGGTAGAGGTGATTCCCACCTCGCTCAAGGGCTCAGAGATTGGGAAGACGCAGGATAAGAACGCTGCCGAGCAAGAGCGGTTGTTAACTTCACAGTGGGATGCCGTAGACGGGCGGCAGGCGCAGGAACAGATCGCATGGAGTCAGAGTTGGGGTCGGGTGGGCTGGTATCTGACGCTACCTCGTGATGTGGGTTGGGGATTGCCTGATCGGGACTACTTCGAAGACTTGACTGATGGTGAAGTGGAATCGATGAAGGCGCAGGGTGTGATCAGCCCTCGTGCTAGCAAGTTTGGGCGAAACCCTGAGTCTGGCGAGAACTGGATGCAGCGTCGGCGGAAGGCGGCAGAGGATAACGCGATCAATGCGCGATCCCTGTTCACGCTCGAGCCCTTGCCCCCGGATATGGTCTTACCGCGGTATGAGAAGAGTGGCACGGGTGGGAAGCGGCTGAAGTATGCGTTTGTACTGGAAGAACTGCCGCCGCAGGACTTTAGGCCCGGCTCTGACCTGCTGAAGGCAGTGGCTAAGCGGCTGGACATGAACGAGCACGACGCCTCACGGCTCTCGATCATGATGAAAGATGGCCGGGTGACTGCCGGTATCCCCGAGGGTGGGGAACGGCTGAGTCAGCGTGACTCGACGTTTGTGCTTGCGCGGTTCATCACGCGTGACGAGATCTACTACTACATCACCACGGACGGCGGGCAGGCCGGCGGAGTGCTGGCATTCCATCAGAACTTCGGTGGGAATGATGTCCCGCTGTACCCGGCAGGCTCGAACACGACTGACTCACGCAGGCCAGGCGGGGAATTCTCCTCGCACATGGAGCAGATCTTCGCGCAGATCCCGTTACTCAACCAGATTGAGACGCTGCTGAGCAACGTAGCGACATGGAACGCGCTTGGCCGGTTCGTGGTGGAGGATGTCGACGGGCGATTGGTTGCGGACGAAGACGGCGAACCACTGGTGATCAAGACGGGTGACGATATCGTGGGCATGGACCCATCGCAGATCGCCACCACCCGCGGCAAGATCAAACAGCTTGTGATTGATGCCCCGATGCTGCTGCAACTGCTGGAGTTCTACACTGCGCGACTTGATGCACAGATGCCGTCACAGGTCACTGAGGGCGTCACTGGGGCGTCTCAGCCGGCGTGGAGCGTGCGTCTGAGCCTTGAGGCGAGCACAGAGCTGCTCAGGAGCGCAGTACGCAACCACGCCGATGCCGTGCAGAGCGTGATGCAGCGCTGGATCTGGTGGATGCGTACGCTGGATGAGCCCGTGTTCTCCTTCGCTGCCCCTGGACGCAGGGGGTCGAAGCGTGCCGTACGTGGATTGATTGAGTTCCAGCCTGAGAATCTGGCCGAGACGATCATCGTGCAGCAGTCCACCGTGGATGCACAGCAGCGGATTATCTTGCAGCAGCAGGGCATTGAGCTCGAGGCCGGCGGGCATATCACACCGGAAGAGAAATTTAGAACGTACTTCCTTGCCGATGACCCTGAAGAGATGGAGATCCTGTCCATTGCGAGCAAGTTGGAGAATGCAGCGCTATTCGGCGCCTCAGACATCATCCAGCAGGGCTCTGTGGCGTGGGATACGATGCTGGCTATCCGTGGTCAGATCACTGATCGACTGTTGCTCTTATCGCCAGCGTTCGCCCTGGAGACGGCTACGGACATGGCGGAGAGTGCCGCGATCAACGCGAACCAGCCGAAGGGGAACGTGTCACAGGCAACCGGGCAGATTGAGCCGGGGATCGGCATGGCGCTGACTCAGAATCCGTTACAATCACCTCAAGGCGTAGCACCATAGGAGGTTGAGATGGAATCCGGAAACACAGATGTGAGCCAGTGGAGTATGGCTATCACTCCGAAGGTGGAACTGGTGGACAACCAGATGATCTACGTAGAGCCTGAGCGGGTGCTGACATACATGGATGATGGCACGCCCATCACCGATTCTGCCGAGGTCGCCGCATTGTTCGCCGCCCTCTCTGCTGAGGATGTGGACCACGATTCGTTGCTAGGGCGTGTAGCGCAAGAGATTGCACGGCAGGTGGGCGAACCTGAGTTCGTAGCAGCAGTAGCGAACGGTCAACTACAGACAGAGGCCGGTACCGAAGCGCTGTTGGAGGGGCACATCTGGGGCGCGAGCGATGAAGCCGACAACGATATGATCGACGTGTTGGTGAAGCGCATCGAGACCCTAGAGCGGGCAGTGCTGAAGCATTGGCTGAGAGCGACTTCCGAGTGGGACATTGCTCGCAATGGCTATTGCATTCACTGTGACGTGCGAGGGCACCTGTACGACGGATTCCGCGCAGAACACGCCCCCGACTGCATCGTCCCTGCCCTACTGGAGAAATATCCAGATGTCTGAGTTCACGCATGAACTGGCAATTTGTCGTTCCTTGCTCGATCCGTTTGAGGATTGGATGGGTCGCGACGGGATGAACCAGCCGGACAACTGCACGCACCATTGGCATGTCGAGTTTTCGAACATGGCTCAGTGCTGTGGATGCGCCTTGACTCAATACGGTGTGCCGCAGGAATTCATGGTGGCTGAGGTGACCGGTGGCGACGGGTCCTGAGAAGCTCGAACTTGCCTCACAACGGGCCGTAGACCACGGTGCCGATACGATGCTCGCTGCTCTCGAGCTCCAGTTAGGCCCTGACGGCAACGCATACGGGCAGCTCCCAGTACGCAACGGTGGCGACTTCATCGACTTTTACAACGACCTACGGGAACGTGACTTCGAAGTACCAGGGCCGCCGCAAGTGGATGAGAACGGCGAAGAAGTGTTGGACGAGGAGGGCAACCCGATCCTGTTGCCCGGCCCCACGGTGAAGATCAGCGTGCTGAGAATGCTCAGGGGGGTGAATCCCAAGCTCGCGGAGCAGTTGGATCGGCAGTTCAGGAAAGAGATGGAGCGGGTACAGGAGCGGGTGAGCTGATGGTATTGTGCGACTTTTGCAGGGAATGGAACCACGATCGCACGCGTATGCCCGTCAAGCGCGAGGGTGAATATCTGCTTGGTGAATACGGTGGGCGTGAAATCCATCTGTGTGGCTTGCACTTGGCTGAGGTGAAGCTAACCCCTGCTCCTATACAAATACGGATTAACTCCTGATGGCTACGTTCTGGGAGAACCGCGGCAACCGTACCCGGCGTATCCGTGACGGTACCGAGCGCTTCCCCGAGTTCAACGGGCGCAACTTCGATGAGATCGCTGAGATTGACGCGTTTGCGCGATTCGGTGGCGAACGTCCCTCACAGATGGGGCGTGACTCGGACCAGTCGCTCGCACGAATTGGGCTGACTGATGAGGAGCAGAAGGAAGTAGAGCAGCAAGCGCGGACCATCGGGGATCTCGATGTGGGTCAGCGACAGTTGTTCCGCGAAGGGTTCCCTGAACCTATTTCGTCACTGACGCCGCAGGATATTGCGGAAACACGTCGTATTGACGTAGGCCCAACGCTCACGCAGCCAGTTCCGCAGCCAGAGCGGGTTGATAGCCCGGAATTCGTCGCAGCACAGCGCCAATTGAGTGGCAGAGCGTTCCCAGAGCGTCAGCCGGGGATCGAAGAGGCGCTGAGGGCTACGGCGGCGTTTGAACGGGCAGGCGGAGCTCCTGACAGGCCGCTTCCAGATCTCCCATTGATTGAGCGCGTCGCCAAAGCGTTCGACAAGTTCGTGGAAGACACGATTGATGAGACTGCGCGGCTAGGACAGATTGGATTTGAATCGGTACAGAGCGGCGAGAATTTCATCAATCTGTGGGTGAATGCCGTCACGGGCAAAACTTCAGAGGATATTGTGGGTGGTGAGGGCTTCAGGATTCAGGAGCAGGACTGGTATGAGCGTCAGCCCCGTTTCTTCCATGAAGTCGTAGACGCATTCAATGTGGTCAACTTCGCTACGGTCGGCGGTGGGCTTGGCGCCGGTGCAGCGCTCAGAACAGCTGCAGCAGCGCGCACGGGAGCCTCGGCTAAAGTATTGCTCGGGCTCGCCAACGTCGTAGAACCCTTCGCTGCCAAGCCGGGTGCAGCGCTGCTGGGGGAGATTGGGGCAGAAGTAGGAGCGATTGAGGGTGTTCGTGCCGCAGGCGAGTTGACCGAAGATGCGCCAGCGCCAGTGAGGCTCGCCGCGCAGGGGGTGGGACTGCTTGCAGGTGGTGTAGCAGGTGGTGTAGCCGGTTTCAAGGGGCCAGACATCCTCAAGTCTGCCCAGGATCTCCCGATTGGGCTTTCGATCAAGCAGGTAGGCGATGGTGCGCTAACTGTGCCACCCGTACAAGGTCCACAGACGGCGCTTGAGTCAGGCCGGGTTGCGATTCTCGACGCATTGAAGCAAGAACGCACTATCGAACGGCTTGGTATTCGTGCGCGAGAGGTGCGTGAAGGACGCGCACGGCAATTTGAGACAGCGCAGGAGGCCGGAGCTGCGGCAGGACTACGAGGTGGAGATGCCGAGGATGTCGCAGCGGCACAGTTTGCTGGACTCCGGTCTGAGCGATTACGGCAGACATTCGCGGAGCCCGTTGAACTGGTGGAACCACAGCGAAAAGCCCTGGTTGCAGAACTGCAACGGATGCTGGATGAGGGGGAGATAGATTTCCCCACATGGATCAATGCGGCCAAGGGACTGAACAACCTACTGACAGGTGAGGGATTGACTCCGTTTTTCCTTGGTCAGACTCCGCAGAAGAACGTAGCGAACGCCTTGCGTCGGTTGGTGGGCGAAGACGTGATCGCTGCTGCGGGGACACGCGGACGGCGATTGACAGCCGAACAGGCAGCGATCAGGGCCGCAGCCGAGGATTTGCGCGCCCAGCGTCAAGTATTGCTTACGGCACGACAACAACAGCGTGAACTCAGGACTGGCCGGACTGACAAGCCCGCCTTTGGTGAGGAGCGCGCAACGGGCGGCACCATTGCTGAAGATGCCCAGATCAAGGCGCTCGACGCTCGAATCAAGGAACTTGAGGGCGATCTCGACATCACCACCTCGACGGGCGCGCTGGCAACGCTGAGAGAACGTAGGTTCGATGTCGTCGATGACTTGCGCCGCCAGCGCGCCCGTATCGTTAGCGGAGAACAACAGGCGCGGCTAGCGCGAACCGGACGAACGGATAAGCCTGCCTTTGGAGAAGAGCGTGCAACTGGTGGGACCATCGCTCAGGATGCCCAAATCGAATCCATTGATGCGCGAATCAAGGAACTTGAATCTGACATTGACATCACGACCCCTACGGGAGCCCGTGCGGCAATCCGGGCAGGCGTTGAAGGTGATGAGGCGCTGCGTGCCGAGGAACTGATTACTCCCGGGCAACGCGCCCGTGCGCTCAAGACAGGCCGTGCCGAAAAGCCTGCGTTCGACGAACAGGCTGGAGTTGCGAGCACCAAATTAGACCAACTCATTATTGACGCGCGAATCAAGGAACTCGAAACAGACATCGACATCACGACTCCTACCGGCGCGCGTGCTGCGCTGGGTGAAGCGCGTATCCGTGGGCAGGCAGACGAAGCGGCGCGCGAGTCGGTGAACAAAGCCGTCATCGCTGCGCGTAAGGCCCGGAACGCCGCCGAAGAGGCCCTGATACGCGAGACGCGAGACGATAACATCGAGGGTGTCGCAAGGCTGCACAATGCCAGGACCAACTTCGAGGCTAAGGAAGCGCGTAAGGCGTTCAATGCGGTAGAGGCGCTCGAACAAACGCATCCGAACAAGCAGACGCTGATGGATCGCTTCGATGCCCTGATGGAACGCCCTCTGACGGGCACACCTGCTGGTGAGCGAGTGATTGGTGAGTCTGGCAAGCCCACAGGGGCTCGCGGTGAGACGCCATCTCCGCGGGTGCCGCGGGAGATCCGTGACGACGTGCGCAAGACGATTGAACTCTGGCTAGAGGGGACTGAAGCGCGACTAGCGCACGAGGTGGTTGAGTCTGGCCCGCTCATCCGCACGATTGACGCACAGATTTTAGGCAAGTTGGATAGTCCCGTTTTGACACACGCAGTCTATCGCCGGACGTTGCTTGAACAAGTGTTCGTGAAACAGGGCCTGGAACGCAAGATTGCGGCTGACCTTGCTGACACGATGATGCAGCAGCAACTTGGGCTGCGCCTGGGTGAATCGTACCTCGCCATTCGCGAAGGGCGTAAAGTAGCCCGCGGTCAGATTCGTAAGCAGCAACGAGCAGCGACGGGTCTTCAGGCAGTGCCTGACGATGATGAATTCAAGGCGCTTGTAGATCAGAAATTGCGAGAACAGTTCGGTGAGAAATTTGGGTTGGCTGCTGTAGCGCAGGAAAAGAGTATCAATGATCAGTTGGCCCTGCTCAAAACACCCGAGGGGCTGAAGGCGTTCCGCGACATAGTGCAGCGCCACAAGAATACGATGTTCGGGGCATTCGATGTGGGAGTGCTCGGTATTCAGCTTCCAACTGCGATCAACCGCGGCGGCATCCCCTTGATGGCAAAGATGGTGAACGACGCGCTGGCCGTGATGAAATTGCCAAATGCTCGGAACATCTATACGGACGGATTCTTGCCGAAGCAGATTCAGGCTGCGCTTGCGGGAGTTGACCAATCGGCTAGGCAAGCAGATTTCCAAGCGGATGTGGGCACCATCTTTGAGTACGGCTCGAAGCTCGGACTGCCAGGTGCGGGGACAATCGACAGATCGCTAATGGCATCTGGCGAAGCGATGTCAGAGATCCAGTTTGGTACGATTCTCGGCGCAGTGAGAAACGCAGCCTTCGAGGGCAATCTCTCCATACTGCATCTGACGGGACAAATCGCTAAGAAGTTCAATATTCCCGGGAATTTCGATATCACCGATCCTCTCGTGCAACAGACCGCCGCGGCATTCGCGAACAACATTGGTTCAACTGCAATGCCAGCCTTGCGCGGAGGTAGAAAATCCGGCGAACAGATTCTAGCGACCTCATCTCTAATGACCCGTGCCCGGTTCAATAACATCACGCTCATGGCGAAAGTGTTCACTCGGAAATCGACTGCGGCTGAACGGATGATGGCTGCAACGATGATCTCGTCGCAGATGTTCTACGCGATGGTTATTGGGTCAGCCATCAATGAGATGGTGGGGCTCACGGTGTATGAGATGGACCCGAGCAAGGGTGGGTATGGATTGATCACTGTCTCAGATGGTGAGGGCGGCACACGCATCATCGACACGATCCCGCAGGACTCCACCACACGGGCATTTGCTCGATCAATCCGTGAGATCAAGGAGCAAGGCGTCGATGGGCTCGACGAAGCCGCTTTCGCATGGGCGAAGGTGTACCTCGGCTCATCATCCAACGTCGGGAAAATCCCCACAGGGCTGATGGGGTACGGGTTCGAGCCAGGTCGCGGCTTCACAGACGATCTGTCTCGCTCACGCGCATTCGCCGATGTGTTCTTGCCCATCCCCCCGATCTTCCAGCAACTCAATGAAGAAGGCTTTGAGGCGATGGGGACTGGGCTAGAGGCGGCGGGTGTCGGGAACTTCCCTGAAGGCGCGTACGGCCACGGGAACCGTGTTCTAGAGCAGGCTGGCCTCGATCCTGACGAGCTGAACTCGCGAGAACGGCGCTCGGCGTTGGATGATCTCGGTGTGCTCCACGACATCGAAATTCAGAGCCAGGAAGAACTGGAGGCGCGTGACGACCATGAAGCCTCGGCGCTCTTGCTCAGGTACGAGAAGCGTGACGAGAAGCAGCGCATCTATGATGAAGAAGTGGATGGCGGCACGAAGTCTCAATACCGCAACCGAACGCGCGACGTGAACAAGATTTTCATCGGTAAAAACTCTGAGTTCGAGGACGTGTGGCGTAGCTTTGGGGAGTCTGAAGACGAGACGACCAGGATCGCCGGAATGCGCTACGAGTTGATCGACCAGGCGACCACCGGCACGGAAGTTGACTTCGATGTGCTCGAGGAGTTGCAAGCCCGATTCGATGCGGATCTCGACCCAACCGTGCGTGAGGCCGTCTATGCTTTTGTCGAATCAATCGACCCGCTAGCGAACCCGTGGGAGCAAGAATTGGACCTGCTCAATCTTGAAATCGCTGATTCCGGGTGGTACGACTTAAGGGATGCTGAATGGATCGATCGCGGATTCGCAGAGGCGACAGGGTTCGCTACGGAACGTGAGGCTGCGGACGAGTTCATTACGCGCATTGAGGCCGAGGCGAAGGCTGCCGGCCTCTCGGACGGACGGGCGCTTGAAGAGGCCCGTGAGGGTTGGCAGCAGACAGATACCAAGAAGTCGTTTAGCGATGCGTTGTCACTACTCAGAGAAGAGTGGGTCACCAATTCACCGAAGAACGTAGAATTGATGGACCAGATGCTCGAATGGGGGATTGTGAATAGCGTGTCAATCGATATCGAGCAGTATATAGACGCAGTGCTAGCGGAGTAGAGCCATGCCAATTTGCCCACCCGGAGACCCGAATGGGAAATTTCAATCTGAGCCTTGTGATTTAGGCGAACTTACGCCCGCGCAGCAACTTGCGAAAGACAAGTTCGACGCTGAACAGAAAGCGGGACCGCAACTGGAGGTTGTCGGCACTGATAACACCGGGCTTGTGGTATGGCAAGGCCCCAACGGCTTCTTTGTTCGCAATCCGACGACTAGGCAACTGGTCCCCGCGTCTGATCGCCAGTTCCAAGAAGCACAATTCAACGCACAGGGCGGAGGCGCAACAGACGGTGGTAGTAGTGCCAGCGCGCTTGGCTTCGCGCGACTCGCGCAAGAACAGGCAAATGCTGATCGCGTCTTCGCGCGTGAAGGCGAGGAGATTGAGAAGAATGACGCCGAGGCGCTGGTACTGCGCGAGTTCTATGAGCGTCAAGAGGCTCGCGCGGTCCACAGTGGCGACACCACCGCCGAACACAATGCCCGCACGCTGATCGAATCCATCCAGGCGCGCATTGACCGCAACGAGATCGCCCGCGAGACGCTGACCAACAACATCAATCAGTTCAACGCGGATATGGCGTTCAAGGTTTCACAGGAGAACGAACGGCGCCGAGTCGAGAACATCCGGCTTCAGCAGGAGAACGCCATTGCGCTCTCAGAGGCCCAGCAGAACCCGGCAGACATCGGCAAGGTCGTATCCCTGCTCACCTCGCGTGACGTAGCGAGCGCTGGCCTTCGTGCCGCTGCGGAACGTGGTGAGAGCGGCATCACCGAGGAGTCGCTACAGCCGATCCAGGAGTTGATCGACACTGAGACTGAGTTGGCAGGTGGTCCAAGCGAGGTTACGTTCAACCCGACTCCCATCCCTGAGTTCGTCCCGCAGGAGCCAGCTCCAAACCTGGAAGAACTCTTCACGCCATTCGAGCCCGAACCACTGACTGGTGCGGCTCGTGAGGCCCAGTTGCGTGAAGAGTTCTTTAGAGATTTCCCTGACCCTGATTCAGGGGGACTCAGTCTCGCGACCGGCGGTACGGCACTGATCACGAAGCCGACAACGCTGAACGTGGCTGAGAACGGCCCTGAGTTGATTACAGGTGTCCCACTGGGCTCAGGGCAGAGCACACTGCCAGAGGTCGACCGCGGGATGTTCGATGCTGCGCTGCGTACGGGTGGAGCCGTTCGTACTACTCAAGGGGCGCTCCAGACTGCCGCTGGTGGGCCTCAAACTACCCGCGGTACCATTCAGACTGCTACGGCGGGTATCCAAGCAGCGCCTCAAGTCGCAACTGCGGCAACTGGCGGCACCTTCGACTTCGGTGTCTACGGCAACTTGCAGGGGCTGATCAATGCCGTCACCGCTGAATCGAAATCCGGCACGCTAGGTGCAGCAGGAGCGTTGATTCAAAAGTACACCGCATTCGTGAGTGCAGGCGGTACGCCCTCAGTCGGTGACAGTGGTGGCGCAGATGCACCCGGAGGCGGCACCGCCAAGGAACGACAAGACAAACTGGTCGCGGACATCCTCGCGAAGTTGGGCCTGACGGACATTCTTCAGGCGTTTCCAATCAAAGCGTCTGCTCCAGGAACGACCAAATTCCAGCAACGCGCCTTCCAGGGAGCATTTAGCGCAGCCGGCTTCGGTGATGAGGAGTTGTTCAACCAACTGCTCGCCCGCAACCGTCCGACCGCGGTACAGGCAGGGGCAGCTCGCCGCTCCGCTTGAATTCCGATCAATATGCCCACACGCTTTTGATGTAGAGCATCGGAGTAGTGTGTGGTAACCCCTGTGGTCGATGAAGCGGTTGGACAGACTGCGGACGACACAGCCCAGGCTGAGCCAGTAGCGTCAGAGGAGCCCGTAGCGGCATCCGAGACGGATCTGGACGGCGATGCGGCAAGTGTTGAGCCGGAGGCCGTGCCCGAGCCCGCCATCGAGACAACTGAACCGACCCTTGATTCGCTGTTTGAGCAGCACCCAGACCTCAGAACTCAGTACGACGAGCGCCTTGCTGAACACGGTACCGTGCGTGAAAACGCCGGCGCCCAGCGACGTGAATCGGAACTGCGACGCGAGGCCGGGAGCCGCGAGCAGACAGCAGAACGAATCAAGCAGATCACTCACGAGTTGGGTGTCGAGATCGAAGATCCCGCCAAACTCAACTTCGCGTACGACCTCGCGAACGCCAATTCCACGGAACTCGTCATGAAATCTGTGGCTAAGTCGTTCACCGGTAAGTACGGATACAGCGCTGAGCAGCAAGCGGGCATTGACGCCACGATTGAGGCTCAGAGCGGTGACGAGTTGATCTCGTTCACGTCCAAGCTGGTTGACGGTGCGGTAGCTGCTGGTGCGGCTGCGGTGATCCGTGAACTGGACGGACCCGACGTGACCGAGGAGTCGGCCCCGAAGCTCTTCAAGTGGATCAAAGGCGAAGTTGTGAAACGCCAGGAGGCTGACATGGCAGCAGATGCCAAGGAAACGAAGCTGGTGGAAACGAAGTCTGATCCACTGCCCCAGACATCAGTAGGACCACCGCCAGGGCAATCGTTGAACGAAGACCCTGCATCCTCCTACGCGGCTGCGTCTCGGGCATACAACGAAGAACGAATTACAAACGCTGAGTACGCCGAGCTCCGAAAGGGGTTTGGTATCGGGCGTTAGATAAGGCAAATCGATGGCTGGTGTCACAGGCACCGCACAGATCGACGACGCCGTTGAGAAGTTTCTAGCGGAATCCCGCTTCACGTTGCAGGAGCGCCCGGGTGTTGTTGCCCGGAGCATCCGTAACGAGACGCTTCCCACCGGTCAAGGTCCATCTGTCAACATTCCCAAGTACGGCACTGTGAACACGTTTGCGCTGACTGAAGGCGTGGACATGACGCAGGCCCAGCAGATCACCGACCAGGTGATGACCATTACCCCCGCCGAATTCGGCGCACAGGTGGTGCTCACTGACCTGATGCTCGACCAGTCGAAGGATGAATTCTTCGCCGTGGCCGGCCGCATTCTCGGTGAATCGTTTGATCGCCAGCGTGAGCAGACGCTGGTTGACGACTTCGACGCGTATTCCGGCGTGATTGGGTCAGGCGGAACTTCGATGACCGCCGGTCACATCATGGCTGGCCGAGCATCGATCGCATACAACGGGCCGGCTGATAGCTCGGCTGGTCGTGGCGGCGAGCCCGCTCCTGGTCGTGTGTACTGCGTGCAGACGCCCGCAGGTTTCCACACGGTCAAGAAGGGCCTCAGTGGTGCTGTTAGCTCCGTTGGTGCGACAACGGCGGTTGCCCCGGGCACGATCCAGGGCTTCACGATGGAGTTCTCCATTGATGATGTGACCTGCCGGTCCAGCATCAACATCAGCAAGGACTCCTCGGATGACGCGAAGGGCGGCCTCTTCTCGGAGGAAGCACAGATTCTCGTCAACCACGGTGGCGGACCGGGCGCAGAACGCGAACGCGACGCATCACTCAGGGCCTGGGAAGTCAACTTTGTTGGCCGCTGGGCGCGTGGTGAGTACGACGACGACTGGGGTCGAGAGATGATCTTCGACTCGGCGTTGCCGACCTCCTAACGAATAGCAACCTGCAATCACGCCCGGGGAAGCGCCGGGGTGCGCCGATAGGTGGCAGGTGAAAGGGAATTGAGATGGGTTTCAACCC